CTCGGTTTGATTCGTATCTGGGTTGGTCTGTTCGACTGTCAGCATACGCTCGACATTGTATTTAGTCAGCCAGAAGTCCATCCAGATAAGGCCAATATCTTCCTTCCACTGAGCAAACCGGCGTTTGTTTGTAGACAAGGGCAAGGCTGACGCTTTTTGCAAGGCTATAATCCCGGCTGCTGTCTCGGTGATTGAGTTATCGCCAAGAGCTGTTTCATTGGCTCCGGCCATGTCTTTAGTGCTCTGCACTAAAAGCTCAAACAGTTTATAAACGCTAGCAGTTAGTCCTTGCGATTGTAGAAACTGAGCTGCGCCAACGGTGTCACCATCAACCGGGATTGCTTTGGTTATGTCGTTTGACCACTGCGGTATCCGGTTAACATCGTATATTGCCTTTGGATATGCGTTTAGCATAGTCCAGAGGATCATGGTTGCCATGAGCTTGTTAATGGCTATGTTGTTTGGCACCAGCTCGGTGGCCTCTGCCTCGCCATGACAGCTATTCTTTCTCGGTGTCCAATTCATAACCGCTATTGGATAGCGTTGTAAATCTGTGTTCCATTCTTCTGCTGTCTTGCCATCTGGCATTTTTTTAGGCAATACTACATTACGTGTTGACTTTCTAGCCCATATCGTTCCTTTGTCAACCCACATTCTTAACAGAACTGTGCAATATCCGCCCTCGTTCTTTTCAACAGGCTCTTGCTTAGCCCGGTCTCCTGTTCTGTACTGCGTTTCATCATCTGCCATTATTGATTGTATCTCGGCATCATCAAGGCCGTTGGCTTTAGCCTCGGCTTTTACGTCTTTGACCAACTTGCGGAAAGATAGGATTATACTAGGCTGCAGCGGCCCGTTCTTGTCGTTTGGTCTCGGATCTGAAGTATTGCCGGGAAAGTAGCAAACATTGTCAATTAGCTCGCCCTTAATGTCTCCTTTGACCTCTGCGCCCATTTGATTTACTCCGGCTTTTATGCTCTCGTCCCAGTAGTAATAGATGATACCATCACCAGACAGGGCCGCATCATACAAGGCTTGCTCGTCCAGACTGTCCTGCTTTAATCGCTCGGCTGTGGTCTTGCTGTAATCTGTCAAGAGCTGAGATACTTGCTGTAATCTGGCTATCTTGTCTGGATCGTTTGGGTCGTAGTTGGCTGAGTTCTCGGCTGAAAACTGCATGGTAAGCATATCCGACATGATCTGGCTAACCTTCCAATTGACTATGCGCTTGGTAACGTTTAAGCAGACTTGCGGCAATCCCCCGGTGTCTACTCCATCCCAATGCTTCCCGGCATAGAACCTATCATTTCGGGGTGAGCTTTTGAACAGGCTCAGCTTGGTTTTGTAATCGATACCTGCTAAATATGCGGCCCAATCCTCGGTGTATTCATTCTGTTGCAATCAGTTCACCTCCCTGAAACAAACTCTGTTGCATCTGCGCCTGCTCTACCCGTTTTCGGGCTATGTCAACATAAGCAGGCTCCTTTTCTATTCCAATAAAAAACCGCCCCGTGTTGAGGGCGGCTACTGCGGTTGTGCCTGAGCCTATGCAAGGGTCAAATATTATATCCCCTGCGTTACTTGAAGATTCAGCAAGATATTCAAATAGTTTTAATGGTTTTTCGGTAGGGTGTTGTTTGCTCCTTCCGCAAGGAAATTTCCATACGGAAGATTTGCATTTTTGGTTGAATGGTGTCTTTCTAAACTTTGCATAAACACAATCCTCTGTGCTAGACAGCCACATATGCTCACCATTCATGGGGGAGGGGTTGGTTTTCTCCCATATACAATGCCTTGTCATCACATCTTGCTTTTCTTCAAAGAAACTAAATATTTCGCTTACTTGCGGTATCCCACAAAAGATATATATGCTCCCTTTGGCTACTCTGTAACATTCCTGTATAAAGTCATTTATATTGAATGTTTCGATGTCTGCTGAACCCTTGTCCAATGCTCTTAACTGACCACTATACTTGGCTCTTTCAGCACCATGCTTACTAACGTTTCCATAAGGTATATCTGTAAGAATCATATCAACCGACTTATCCGGTAACTCCCGCATAACTTCAAGGCAATCACCCTGTATTATCTGATTCAGCCATTTGTCCAAGCTAAACCTTCCTCTCTGGCAATTCACCATTAAACGCCATCATATTGGCATAGCCTTTGAGCAGTTCGGTTGTGGCCGGGTCCGGTTTGGGCGGAATGATATCCTTGATTACCTCCACCGGGTTTCTGAGCTTGGGCGGTATCTGCCCCTTTGCGGCCTGCATACCGAGGCGTAGGCCTTGGCGAAAGCCTAAATATAGGCACAAGAAAAGCACTATTGCTAGTGCTGCGCCGATAAGTGCTATTTGCATTTAATCACCTTCTTTTTGTAGATTTTTGTAGATATGGCAAAATCCCTTAAGTTTACACTCATTACATTTTAAATTTCCAGGACACATTTAATAACCTCCCTTAAAAAAACTCTCTGTAACCGTCACGCCCTGCGCTTTGGGCTTGGATTCCCACCAGTCGTCTTTTGACTTGTTGGCCTGCGGCTTGGCGAAAGTCTTTGTTTTCATCCGTATTGCAAGCCCTGTAACCCCGTCCGGTGCATCATCGTGTTTGTTCTTGCCTATCTTCACATATGACGTTAAAGCCCTCATAAACTTGTCATAGTCACTTCCTGGTTCGTGGTCTGACCGGAAGTAGAAGTATTCTTTGACATAACCGGCATTCATCAGTATTCGGGTCTCTTTATTGCTTGACTCATGCTCGTCTATTATCGAACATTTCCATTCTGGTTTAACTAACTTGCGAATATTCCTGGCAAAGCTGCCACCTCCGTTATTTGATTCAATAATCATTATATCGCACTTAGTGTCGATTATCTGCTGAGCAACTAATGGCTCTGTGATCTCTACACCGTCTTGCGTGAATACCACATCGGTAATATAAGTGTAATCGCCGTACCTTTTGCCGATAGGCGAACAAAGGTAATCACTTCCGGTGTCTGCTGTGTCTGTGAAGCCTACTGTTCCATCTGGTTTCTTTGTGCCTAACTCTTTCATAGTGAATCGTTTAAGCTGCTCAACTGGAAAAAGCAATCCCTTTGCTTCAATCGGGTTCTGCATATATTCTGCTTCCCAGATAAAGTCATCAGTTATTTTTTTAATAGCCAAGTATTCTTCAGTTGTTTTTATTGCCGGGCAGAATGTTTTTCCGTATTTATCAAGTGCCGGTATTTTTATAACAGTAAATCCGTCGCTGTAGTATTCACTAAATTGGTCTGTAAGCTTGCCTATCGGGTCGTTGCGACTCCATCTTGTGGCAATGTGTATTTCAGGGCATCCAGTTTCAAAGCGGCTCAAATGCGTTGATGTGTACCATTTCCAAAGCTTTTCTATAATTGTTTCTGATAAAGCATCTTCAATGTTTTTTATCGGGTCATCAAGTATTCCAGCTATATTACATCCTTTACCTGTTATGGGGCCGCCAACACCTGCACAAAAATATGCACTTCTCTTTGACGTTTCTAATGCCCAATCGTCAATAGACTTGCGGTCTGATTTAAGCTTAATTGTCGGGAATATTGCTAAATACTTATCACTTTGAACCATCTGTCGTATATCATAACTAAAAGTATGAGCCAGATCAGCAGCATAAGAATTTCTCATGATTGCGCCAGTAGGATTTTTCCCAATTGCTCTGGCACACCACAAGGAAGTCTCATATGATTTACCTGCTCTTGGAGGCTCGGAAATTGCCAGCTTCAATATTTCTCCGTCCTCTACGGCCTGGAAAGCTTCTGCAATTTCTTGTAAATGAGGCTTTTTGTTATTGAAAAATACTGGGTCTATCCATTTGCAAAACTCCCAAAATAATTGTTGGGCTCGGTATACGTTTTCTTCTTCAAGCAGACTTAATAACTCAATCTCCTCTTTTTGCGATAAGCTCATTTATTCTCGCCTGCCGTTCCTCTGGTGTTAATGCGCTGGTTTCAATTGGGCCGCCATCTTTGCCGGTATGCTCGTGTTTCTCTACAAACATTCCCAAGTGTCGCGCCACGTTCTCCATAGCCTTATCTTGGTCGCGCATTTTTATTTCAAAACCGTCTCGGGTTTGCTTAACACCAGCATATAATAGTTTGGCTTTTTGGCTTAAAAACCGGGTGTCCTCGGCATGTACCTCCATGTGTCCTTCTCCCCAGCAATATGGACATTTTGGGTTTGGCCTGAGAAGTTTATCAAAACCATACCCTCCATCATCAGAAGGAATAGTCGGTGCTTCATCTTCTTTGGCGTATTTAATCGCTGCAGCTACCGCTTGCTGGTATTCCTCTTTATCTCTCCATTGATATTGATACCCGATACCATAACAGTTTCGGCAACATACACGGCGAAGGTGGATGATCTCGTTTGGGTCTGCAGTCGCTATATCGTGCCAATATTGAAGCACATCATCGGCCTTTATATCGGTTCTTTCAGACCTTTTACTCATTGCCTCTTGAATAGCAGCCTCTATCTTAGCATTACTTAGCAGTCTCTTAGCATTTACTGCAGCAACATCTTCACTCTTTACGTTATACCCAGCCCGAAGGTAAGCCTGAGTGGCATTTAAATCTATCAAATACTCTCTGATAAACATTTCTTGCTTTGGTGTTAATTTATCTGCCATCCCTGCACCTCCCTAAAGCGTCCCTATAACTTTCCTGCTAAAATAATCATTCGTAGCCTTTACGGTTTTTTCATATACCTGCTGGCACTCTTCCGAGTCGTATATCCTGTATTCGTGGTAGTCCTGGTAAACAGTAACATTCCAATACTGTCCATTTCCTTCATCATCTGACGACATTCTCATAATTTGTACGGTTGTATTTCCAGAAGATAGGCTTATGTCAATTTTCTTAGGATCTTTTTCTAATTCTTCAAAAGCAACTTTAATTAGCTGGTTTACTTCCGTATCTGTCAATCTGCCCTCTAAGCATTTGCTGTGTTTATCAAAATCAAAAGGGTAATAAGGTATCTTCATTTATTGTCCTCCCCTACTTAATCCCGTATTTCTCTTTTCTCCACTCTACCCTGCGCTTAACTTCTTCTAACGCCAGCTTTTCTCTGGCAACATCTTTCTCTGTAGCCTCCGGCCTCTGAATATAATATTCAAGAGCATGCTTAATAATCTGCAGCTCTGTGTACTCTGTCATTATTCCCACTCTCCTTGCACACCGTCTTTTTTCTTGAAAAAGACAAAACCCTGTTAAGGGTCTGGTCTCTGTTTTTTGGTCTCAGTTAAATGGTATCTGTTATATGGTATCTGTTAGAGTGTGGTTTTCCACACTACCCCTAGTGTGCTTTTCCACATTGGTAGTAGTGTGGTTTTTCACACTGGTGGCAGTGTTATTTTCCACATT